TCCTTGATACTATGGTGATACCACTGTTCTCGTTTGGTATCCCATAACCATTCTTTAGGTTTTTCTTTTTCCATTTTGTTTTTCTACTATTAGTGGTTTTGGATAGGAATCTATAATATAAGTACTACAACAATCTGGGCATATCCAACATTCGGTAGACCAAGGTAAATCTTGTTCACAGATTTTTACATCAGTCTCTTGACAATGCCTGCATAGATAACTCATCACCCTCTCCATGTATAAAGGACAGCCGGAGACATATCACCTCCCCCGACAAAATTTCAGAATTAAATCTCTCTAATCTGTTCTTCACCGAACTGTCCTAGAGATTCTGATGGGAATTGAACCCATAAAATATGCCATCCATCAAAACCTAGCTCTTAATTTTCTGAATAAACTCGATAGTCTCTTCAAGACTAAGATATAAAGCAAACACCATTAAGGTGTTTGCTTTACAATTCTTATTATTATTATTATTCGTTTACGCTAGCGAGTGCATCGGCAATGGCTTTTGCCAAAAGAGCAACCATTGCGTCTTGTTGAACACCTGTTTTAGCAGATAGATCGCTTACTTCGTCAATATTCCATTGACGATCTACGGCCAAATCTCCATGTCGAACAACTTGCTTGCTTATCATATTGGCAGTCTCAACTGCATTTTGCAGTGCTTGATTCGCAATATTTTGACGTACCTGATCATTTTGCCCAGCATCAGAAAGAGTTTTCATCGTATAAGAACGATTATTTCGAATAGTTTCCAAACTTTCTTGTTGGTATTCGTCATATGTTCTTTTTCGATTTGAAAAGTACAAAGAATCTTTTTCGCCTAAAGTAGATTTATAAAACTCGTCCATACCTACTTCGAATTCACGTTCTGGATTAACCATTTTTTTCCCCTAACAAATTTTAAAAAATAAGTTCTTATCTTATTTGATTGTATCTAATTCATTATAAAATAAATTCTTTATTTATAATAATCATATCAACGTATCGAGACGATTTGAGATATTATCACCTCCAATGACAAAAACCCATTGATTAAATCTCTCTAATCGTAATCATACCAAACCGTCTCAGAAGCTTCGATGGGATTTGAACCCACAACCTTTTTGCTTGAATACAAACTGCTCTGCCAGTTGAGCTACGAAACCAAATGGGGCTGGGTTAGCAGCCCCTGTGTCTTAACTCCTAAGCCATATCTTAACATCTTCCTTATCGACTGTCAACCCTTTTCTCTTAAGTTTTAAGAAAATAAGGTGAGCGTCTTCTGGTGTTAATGGATGTATGACTGTGGCTTCTACTTGCTTGTAGGTCTTACCTAAGGCAAAAGCATAAGCCAAATTAGTGATTCGAGATTCTTTTCGAACATCACATACTCTGTGATTTCTAAGACTATCTCTCTTCCAATCGGTTTGGTGTTTCTTCTCTTCTTGGCGAATGTACTTTGATTCACTAGTGAGAGATTTGATATTAACTAAAAATTTGCTTCTTAAAAGGGTGTCCATTGTAATCTCCAAGTATAGTTTGTAAAAAATAACTAATCTCAGAGTTTTTGGTGGACCTCTTGTATATTCAGAAGAATTTCATATTAATCTTTCGAGTTAGTGTTAGCGGCAAAAACGTGATCGGAAAACTGAAGAACGATATTGAACTCGTCCTCTGACTCCTGCTCTGATATTTTGAGCTACATCAACCGTTCTTACAATGGCTCTTCGAGTAACTACTCTAGAGTTACACACAGCGGTTCTAGTTCTATCTGCCGTGTTTCTAAGTACTTGCCTAACTTGTCCACTGCGATAAGAAATTCTTCCACAAAATCCATTTGCGACATTTCGGATAGGAGTAAATTCTACTTTAGGAACATACACTGATTGGGATGGTGCTGCTTCAACTGGAGTAGTCAAAACAATGTCAAGGGAATCCGTAACAGCCGGAATGTCAAATCCATCTTGAGCATTAACAGATGCGACAGACATAATAGTAAGAGCAATAAAAGTCATCAAAGTTTTCATAATAGTTTCCTAAGTAAAAGGGGGTAAAGTGATTTGGCGGACGGGGGAGGATTTGCACCTCCAAACACCTGTTAAATACAGGCCGCGTTACTATTTAGCGTACCCATCCGTATGTTATGTAGTGGCTAGTTAGGAAATCGCATCCTATTCTTTGGGGTTTCAGTCCAACGCTTCACTATCAAAGCTTACTAGCCATATTTTTAGTAGGGGACGATTTAATCGTCCCTTCATAAAGCTAGTTGTGTTGATAGTAAGCATTTTTAGTCTCGTTTTGTTGGTAGCTTAAATATGCCACCTTGAATTGTTTTTCCGAAGACCACTGAGGATTCAGTAGTCTTTAAGTAACTTTTGTAGATCAACTCTCCATTGTGATATATGAATAAGTGATCTCTCGTTTTGATTTTTGTAAACATCTCTTTAATCCTAAGTAGACAATCGGAGGATCGAACTCCGCTAAAATAACATATAAGGTTATCGGATGCAACCAGCTTACCTTATTGTCCATGTAAAGATTTTGAAGTTATGATTTAATTAGTACGTTTACAGTGGTGGGAAGTATCCTATCATTTGCTTACCACAAACTAAACCATCAAAATCTAAAGTACTAACCGCAAGGATCGAACTTGCCATGTCGTAGACGCTACCTTATCAGGGTAGTTGAAACAACCAGTTTCATGATTAGTATGAACAACTGACTTAGGTTAAAGATTTGTTCTCCGTTCGACGGGAGATCTATCTACTGAGGCTTACCCTTTCGGAGCTAACCTTATCAGTTGATTTCTTCTTAGCTGATCATCTCAACTAATTTTTTCTTGCACTGTGGGCAATTTATCTTTTTAGGATCTAAATCTGAGTTAGATATAGTATACCACATTTCGGTTAGTTCTATTCCGCAAATCGTGTCAAAGTTGTTAGCTCCGTGTACTCTCTTCGAGAACAAAAGCGAGCCATCTTTTTCTGATAATATTCGTTGAACATGATATTGAATACTCATATCAATCTCCGAACAGGGTAATAAAAACTTCTTAATCAGTGGCGACAGTGAGAATCGAACTCACGAGCCTTTCGGCACGAGGATATGAACCTCGCTGGACTACCAGCAGTCGTGTCGCTATGTTTCAGGTGATACTATATTGTATCTTAGTTCGGCTCCCCTGTCAAGCCTACTCTTTATTATTTCTAGCAAAAGAGTTTAGTTTGGTCCTTTCCTTCTTAGTTGAAGGTTAAAATTTTATTTGTTTTGGATCTAAACTTAGGTGAGTCATTCGATTAATCAACTCTTGTTGATCGAAATCCGGATTCCCGAAAACAATTGTAGTGTCTACTCTAATTGATAACATTCCTGATTGAATTCCCATACTACGAACAAAAACTCCTTCTCTAATGTACCTTATAAACTCGTGAGCGATTTTCTCTGTTGGTACGATTATAGCACAAGTTCTGTTATTTCTCAACTCTTTTTGGGTAATTTCATCAAGATATTCATCGTAGTATTCTGTCATTTATCTTATTTGTTAAGTGGAGTCACGGGGAATTGAACCCCTTATTTTAGACTAGCTTGCAAGGCTAGTGCAACACCCTTGTTGCCAGTGACCCCTTAAAGGCCGCTGCTGGAGTTTCAATTTTGTTTTTGTACATGGTTAGTCTCTACAAATTGCTAGTTGTGTGAATTGTGAGCGGTTTGAAATGCTCTGCTCGACAGTCTTAAAGTGCTTCCTTAAGTATCTGCCGAATTCGTCGTAGTTCCATTCTCTAACGTGTGAACCATTTCTTGGTGGTCCGTTGTGATCTTTATAAATCAGATCTCTTTCTGGTGTTGAAATAATATATTCTCTGGCGTTTGCTGTCTTCAAGTAAGCGATTAATTCCTCTGGATCTAATACGTGTTCAATTACATCAGAACAAATCACTATATCTTGTTTTGGGAGACTAATACTAAAGTTTGATTCTTCCCAGTGTCTTCCCGGATATCTTTCTCTTAATTTAGTTAGCGTTGGTTCAATTTCGTAACCAATAAAGTTTACATCTTTGAAGTACTCAACTAACTTGTAAGCTGATCCACACCCGATATCAAGTATTCTATCATAATCTTGAACTAGTGTCAAGGCTTTTAAGTAAACTTCTTTTTGCCATCCATCTGTGTATGACATATCATCAAAATGTGTATAACTCTTTCGATCATTATATCCGTCTTTTATCTCATACATAAGTAGACCTACCAGAATTCGAATCTGGAACTTCGCATTAGAAGTGCGGGGTGATTTCCGATTTCACCATAGATCCATAAATTGGTATCTTTTATATGCCTTAAGAATTAACCATTAGCCGAAGGAGTTACCCAACCTTCAAGCACTCAGTCAGGGTAACGCTCCCCATCTAAGTCGTTCGAAGCGAATCGTGCTGTCTTTCACACTCACCAAGCATATTTAATTGAGGGGGAGGTTAACGTTTTAACCACACACTTGGGATCACTCCCTCCCGACGTTATCAGACTTTGTGTATGCTACTAAGAATTCTAAGAACATCTTTTTGCAGTCTTTATGCCACTTCCTCAAGAGGTCTATCTCGGTATCGCGCCGAGTTGTACGGATTTGCAATCCGCTAGTCATCTTACCACTCCATAGACCATATTAGTCCCGTGTTTTCAACAGGCTACCTAGAAATTAGCATATCTAGGCGGCATCTTTATGCCCTTATATTTTGGTGAAAGTGTCCCGACTTGCACGGGAACCTCCGGGGTGTTTGCGGTCCGGTAGACTATTATTTATCTTACACTCTCATGTTTGGTGGACCTGTATCGCTACGGCCCTCGCGTCAGACTAAACTGAAACTTCCTAGTACCTTTTAGGGAGACCTTAGAAGTTGTTTTGGCGGCAGCGGCAGGACTTTCACCCGCACCTTACCCTGAAACGGGTATGAACTTATTTGTTATTCTACGATGCCAAATTGTTTAATGAGTGATCTCCATCTATTTTGTGCTAGACGTTCTCCCTGTCACAAAACAGAGAGATAAACCCTACCTTTCATTCATAAGTATGAATTTATTTTCACTCAAGGCTATCCGGTGGAAATTGCATCCACGTAAATCTGATTCACAGTCAGATTCTAGAAACTAACACTAACGAATAGAGTGATTCTTCAAGGATTCGAACCTCTCAAGCCAGTTTATTTACTTGCCGCTCCATGATATATCGTGCGGTAAAAATCAAAAATGATACTTGTCGTGTTAACCCGACTTGTCCCGCTCTGTATCCGAGCCTGCTTACCGCTTCACAAAATGCAACTTTACCAATAGGGCTTAAATTAAAAGCTCGTGGTCCCCCAAGTGGTATTATTTGGGGTAGCTTGTTCCCGTCTCAGCGGGGACCCGAGGAGTTAAACCTCGTCTTCCAGTCCCTACGACTGGCGTGCTTTCGTTACACTAGATCCCCATAAATAGTAGTATCATTTTGCAGATACATATTAAATGCGGAGGATGATGGTTCCTCCCTCACATACTATTATCGCGTTGTATCTACACCATCCTCGATACTAACACTCAGAGGCCCCGCAGGGAGTCAAACCCCGTCCTTCACCTATAGCGGTGACGTGCAATCAACCACACACCCCAAGGCCTAAAATGCTGTTTGTTCCGTATACTGAACTTGTCCCGCTAACAGCTTAGCCTGAATACCTCGTCATGAAATGCAACTCATCGGTAGAGTAACGTGGGGTTACCCTCGATCCCCCAAGTGGTATTATTTGGGAAATGTTTTAGTGGGCGGGGCAGGATTTGAACCTGCAAACACCTGATTTTTTACAGGCCGCTTTGATCTGTTAGCGTATCCGCCCTTGTTTAGCACTCATATCTACATTGTAGCAGGTGAGTTATGACTTGTCAATAGACTCAACCAAAAAAACCTAAAACTTATTTCACTCGAATGAACGCAAACTTCCCTCTTGCGTCTAAAAGCTTATCACCAACTTGCATAGCTTCTTCAAGAGTTTTGGTTACAGCTATTCTGGAGTCTAGTTCATTCGTAAACCAATCATTATAAACATGCTTGATTCTTTTTAGTTCAGACCCGTAGATAGTTAACTCGTCTCCATTCGAATAAACCCATAATTGCTCAAGATTGTTGACTGTGTTAGTATTTAACTTAACGTCTTTATCTTGACCTGAAAAGCAGGATATCTTTACAAATTGTTTCATTTTCGTTCTTTTTAAAAGTCGGATATCAGAGAGTCGCACTCTGTCCATGCATGGCCCCAAACCACACCGCTTACTCCAAGCTATATCCGAAAGGTCTATTAGTTTTTATGCTAATACCTTTCGGGAAGTCATAGAATTGTAGTTTGAAAATGTTCATTGTTTTGCTCGTACAGTAATTATACGATGTATATGGATTGTGTCAAGTCTAATCTTAACTTTTTTCAGATTTTTTAATATCCATCTAAATTGGACATTTATTCTTTGTTCTTTGAATCAAGTTCATCTCTAAGAGATTGTACCGTCTCTCGGAGAATTGTCAACTCTTTTTCAAGAGTACTTTGTATTCCATCTTCTGTTGGAGGAATATCTAAGTAAATATCCTGTAATTGTTTCTCAGATTCTTTCTTAGCGGGCTTCTTATCAACCTTCTTCTTAGCGGCAGCAGGAGGTTTCCCTACCACTTCACCTTCATTCTTCAACTGGCTCTCAATATCCGGTAAATCAGATACCTTAACAGCTGATCCTTCTCGGATTCTAACAAAAGCAGAATCTCCCCCCGGAATTGATTTCATTCCAAGATGCCGTCTAGCTTCATTAATTGTAAGAACACCTTGAATAATTAGAATATTCAATACTTGAGCGGTTGCCAAAGCATCTCGAACATCCAGAGGGTCATATTCAATTTCAGCATAAAGAACTCCAAGACCTAGACGAAATAAAGTATTCATCTTCTGAGCCCAGAATCTCTGTAGTATAGTGACAATTCTATCTTTGTAAAGTTCGGCCTGACTTAAACCTTTTCCAGATCCAAGGGAAGCTGACTCGTTAATCGCTAAAAGAGCAGCTGAAACACCCTCAGCTGTCATGATGATTTGATCATTCTGCTTCTTTGTTTCTTGGAAGTCTGCTTCTTTGTGAGCAGCGTCAATTTGCTTAAATTCAATATCAACATTCTTGTTGCCAAGACCAGATAGAGTTAGAACCATTGTTTTGTGTGTGTTCCCTTTAACTTTTGTCTTGAAATACTCAGTAATATATTCCTTGAACTTGTTATCAACTTTGGCTCCCTTGATAATTACAACATACCTAGGAACGCAGTTGTGCTCAAAAAATTGAATTTGGAAATCGCTAATATACGAATTTGCGATAATAGCACTAATTGCTGGAATAACATCTGCATACCCGTAGTATCTTGTAAAGCTATGATCATTGGGGAAAAAGATTACTTCGTTGGCAGCTTTCTTTAAAAAGTTAGCTTGAGTACCGGGGATATCTTCTCCAGTTGCTTTGTCTTTTAGCCTCCAATGTAAAGCTTTGTTCTTAAAAATATCTAACTCTCCATCAACTTCAGGATTGTATGGAGTCTTTTTTGTTTTTGATGGATTAAATGGATCGGGAGATTCAGTTACAACTTTTTTACCAAAAGGTTGGTAGTAAGTGTATATATCTTTATTTTCATCTTGACTAAACCCTCGGTATTCTACATATCCTGCCCAGCCTTCTAGTACCTTTACTACCCCTGCTGGTAAGTGTTGTATCCTTGCTACTTTACCATCTGCTTGTCGGATTACTTCAAAAGCTCCCCAACCAATAGCCTCTCTGTCCATAGCTGCTCTAAAACAAAGCTGTTGAAAAGTTAACTCATCATGGCAATTTTCTATAAAGTTGGTTATCTTCTTGCAGTCACTTTGAAATTGTTTTTCAGTAACACTCTCGCCATGATCTCCAACTACCTGATCTTTTTCTTTAGTCTCTTCCCGACGAATAGGATGCTTTGGAATTATCTTGTAGTCTCTTCCTACAGAATCTTGAACTTTTGTCTTTACGGCTCTAAAGTGAACTTCATTACTTGTAAGAAAATTTGCTAGGCATACTGGATCATATGGAGGAGGGACTATTCTTCCTACCACAGTGTCATACGAACCAATTCTGACATCTATCTCTTTTTTAGATTGAGTAGAATGCTCAAATGCTTTTTCTCTTAAATCTTTTCTTACAGATTCAGCGTCCGCTGCTACCATTTCACTTTGTTTATTTAGCCCTAGTAGTTGGTCTAAATCCCATGGATCTGAAACCTCTCCATGCTCATCCAAGAAAACAGTACATACTGATTCTTCAACTTCTACATGAGACGGGAGATCTGCTACTTCTGAAAAAGATACAGAATCATCAAACTTATATTCGCTCATTAATTTACCCAATATGTATGGAATTTTTGAGAACTTTAGATATGTCCTCATTGTATTTGATTTATAGTAAAATGAGATCAGTATCTACTACCCAATCTCTTTTAATCTTATCTCTTTTTAGCCGATATGTATCGCGTCCATGTCTAGAACATCATCTATCATGGTTTCTCCTGCTAGATTTCTATAACTATCTGAATGTCTGCTATGATCATTGTTACTTCCATCCCAAGTAACAATCAACTTACCATCTTTTGGATCTTCATGTGTAATTCTCGATAAAGCTTTCATTTCTTCTTCAAAGATACCTTCTAAGATATCCTCAAAATTTTCTGGTAAGATAATTTTTCTAAGTTTGTATTTCGAGTAAGATTTATCTAAAGCTTCTGTTCTGTCTGTATTTAAGATTAGATCATTAAAATTATATTTTAGTGAGCGGTCTGATCCGGCTCCTTGATACTTACATTTCCAGACGACACATTTAGCTTCTAGTTGGAAATCATTAACAAACATTAATTCTGGACCAATATCAATAACACACACGTCTACATTGTATCTCTCGATCAACTCGTGTAGTGCATTTTTGTCCTCTGGATCGAGTTTCCCGATATACTGTATTCTTTGTTTATTCCCTTCAATACTTGCAATACTCACATCTAAATGAGAGGGAGAAACATCCACTCCCATTGCACACCGGATGTCTGGGGTATCTATTATATCCCATTTATCATACGCACATGAGTTTTCAGTATGGAATGAATACTCTTCATCGACACATTTTTGCATAGTATCGACACTAATTTTTCCACCCAACTCAGAGTAAGCAAGAGCTAACCTTCTAGCATAAAATGCTGACATCTTGCTAGGTTTACCAATAGCGTCTCTAAACTCAAACCAAAGGTTGGATACTTTGGATATTGATGATATAAGGGAAGGCATCCGGTAACCCACAATCCCTTGCTCAGAAATCGCTGTGGCTTCCCAGTAGGCTTCTTTTGCAAATCTTTGGATATTACCATCACAACCAATTTCAGAGCATTTGATGTATATATCTCGTCCACAGCCAGCTTCCCAATCTTCATCTCGTATTTTGTGACCAACAACAACATCTTCTTTGTTCTTGATTTCTTCCACAACAGATTTGAACCAATCTATCTCATTGAAAATTCCGCACTTGTTACAAGGGCATTTTCTTACCCTCTGGTCGGATTTTTTATACCATTGATTAATAAACCCTTTTTCTGTGGTAGGGTTAGATACAAATCTCTTAAACTGATGGATAGACCCGTCTAAACGACCTAAACCTAATTCTATGTTTTCAACACCTTCGCCTTTTATTTGATCTGTTTCGTCGATTACAATAATGTCAGCTGCAAATGAAGTCATTTCAGATCTAACATTAGCTGAAACAAATCGAATCATTCCACTCCCAAAAGAAAGCTGTTCAACACTTCCAGCAATACCTTCACTCTTGATCTTTTTGTATTCCGGACTAGTGCTAATTGGTCTTAGAATTTTTTCTTGCACATATTTGTCTCTCATCTTGTTGTGAGGCAAAACATAGAAAATATTTAAACCACAATAAGCTGCTGCTAAAATATAAATAATCAACCAGTCAGTCTTACCGATTTGAGTCGCTCCGATAATAACGATATCTTTAAATAAGGCACCATCATCATACAACTCAATCATGTGTTGAAAGGTATCAAAACGCATCTTCTCACCGTTCATATTACGGTGGCATTCAGTTGCGAACTCATACATCTTCTCTTGAATATCCAATCTTTTTAGATAGGATATAGCATCATTTTTGTTTAGGTTGTCGAAATCTAACATTCTGTAGTAATCT